ACGGTCTGTTTAATCTAAATGACTTCTTACCTAAGAAGCCTTCAGAAGTTGAACTTCAAGTGATGAAGGAAATGTTCGAAGCGTCAGTTGACGGAGAAGCATACGATATGGACAAATGGGGACAATACTTTAAGCCAGCCGGTATGGGCCAGGCTACAGGTGATCCTAACAAGTCCAAATCAACTCCGGCACAATCATCAACTCCGGTAACCGAAGCGGCACCTGCTCCAGCAGCAGAGGCAGCACCTGCTCCAGCAGCAGAAGCGGCACCAGCACAAGGTGGTGACAGTGCTAACAGGGCTCAGGACATTCTAGCAATGATCCGTAGTCGACAGCAATAAAGAGTTTGGGTGTGAGCCCATTATGGGCTCACATTCATTTCAACAAGGAAAAGGACATTATGGCAAAAGCATTTGATATTTCTAAATTTAGAAAAAGTCTGACAAAGAGCATTGACGGACTAGGTATTGGATTTAACGATCCTACTGATTGGGTTTCAACTGGAAACCTTGCTCTAAACTATTTGATTAGTGGTGACTTCCACAAGGGAGTTCCGCTAGGTAAGGTTACTGTGTTCGCAGGAGAATCCGGTTCAGGTAAATCTTATTTTTGTTCAGCAAACATTGTAAAGGCAGCACAGGAACAAGGCATTTTTGTAGTATTGATTGATTCAGAAAATGCACTTGATGAAAAGTGGTTGCAGGCTTTGAATGTTGACACATCAGAAGAAAAACTACTTAAACTTAACATGTCAATGATTGATGATGTTGCTAAGACTGTATCCGAGTTTATGAAGGAATACAGAGAAATGGCAGAAGAAGAACGACCTAAAGTGTTGTTTGTTATTGACTCGTTGGGTATGTTACTAACACCAACTGATGTTGATCAGTTTCAAAAGGGTGATATGAAGGGTGATATGGGCCGTAAGCCTAAGGCACTAACAGCACTCGTTCGTAATACGGTTAACATGATTGGTAGTTACAATGTAGGTATGGTATGTACTAACCACACTTATGCATCACAGGATATGTTTGACCCGGATGATAAGATCAGTGGTGGACAAGGATTTATCTACGCTTCATCTATCGTGGTAGCAATGCGTAAGTTGAAACTTAAAGAAGATGAAGATGGTAACAAAGTAAGCGATGTGCGTGGTATTAGAGCCGCTTGTAAGGTAATGAAAACACGTTACGCAAAACCATTTGAATCAGTCCAGGTTAAGATTCCATATGAAACAGGAATGGATCCTTACAGTGGATTGGTTGATCTTTTCGAAGCGAAGGGTTTACTCAAGAAAGATGGCAATCGACTTAAATACACTGACCTTAACGGTGAAACGCATTTGGAATATCGAAAAGCGTGGGTTGGTGAAAAGTTAGATATGATTATCAAAGATATTGCCAACAAGCCTGACATTGCAGATGCAGAAGAATCCGTTGAGGAGGTAGAAGCAGAATCTGTCAATGGAGAGTAAAAATATGAATCAGGATCTACTTGCTGATATATGGAACGTGTTAGGCGAACGCATTCTTGATAAGGATAAGCAGGAGGCCGCATCGGAGTACATAACTACATTGCTTGACTACGGAATTTCCGAATCAACACTCGAAGGTATGCTTGGTATTGATACGTACCTCGATACTGCAATCGAGTATGCGATAGAAGATGAACCCGGTGATAATGACGAATGGGACGAATAATTAAATGAATTGGTACGATAGAGTTTCTAAGGATATTTCAACTATACCAGATGCTGTAAAGTATTTTGAAGGCGAACTAATAGAAGCCAAAAAAGAAACGAACATCAGAGGTAGAATTGAAATGGCGGCAGCAACAATGCCAGCAACTGTTGAAACTCGTTTTAGCCAACTTCAAGAAATTGAAGCGATCCTAGAATATCTTAACATCGAGCTTCGTCGTTTACGAGCAAGTCACTTTAGAAAGTATGTTGAAAACTATCAACGTGCATTAAGTTCTAGAGATGCCGAGAAGTTTGTAGATGGCGAAGCAGATGTTGTTGATTTTGAAAAGATTATTAATGAATTTGCCCTATTACGTAATAAATGGTTGGGCATTATTAAGGGTCTAGACATTAAGCAATGGCAGTTATCAAATATCGTAAAATTGAGAACTGCTGGACTAGATGACGCAACACTTTAACATGTTTTGGAAGAAAAAAACAAAAGCAAGATTTGTAAATTTACTTCCAGGTGTTGAAGTTTCTCATCCTGTAATAAAATCACAAGACTATCCTTTCGAATGGTTTAAAAAATCTGCAATTGATTATAAGACAGTTGCAAACAACTCACAACCAGACGAATATCTTTTTGGTGGTACCAGCAGATGTCCAGGCATCGGACAACTGTTTAAAAAAGGTTTTATAATTACAGCACCTATCGACTTTGTAATCGAAACAAACAAAGAAAATAAAAAAGGATTTGACTGGTCTTGTCCAATAGATATGAAACAATATGGACTTCCTGACGTTTATGTTGGATCTCATTCTGCGGATCAGTTATCAAAATTCTTACCATTTAGAGAAGACACTTTAGAATGTTTAGTTAAGATACAAACTGGCTGGAGAATATCAAGCACAGAGGACATTGTTTTCTTGCAGATGCCAATACCATATCCCGATCATAATATTTTCACTGCCGCACATGGAATTATAGATTGCAATACACAGATAGAAATTAATGTTCAATTGTTTTGGCACAAACTAAATGATAAAGTTCTAATTAAAGCAGGAACACCGTTATGCCAATTGATTCCAATTAATAGAAATCTAGATGTTGATTTAATTGTTGAAGAAGCAAATGATAAAGATAAGTATGTTTCTACAGCATGGAGTTATCTTGCACACAAGGAATTTAGGAGAGATATGAAATCTTTTCTTGAATCAACAAAGAAATTATTGAATAGGTTATAATGCAAAAGAACTTAGACAACTATGTAATGGTTTTGCAAAATCGAGTATCTTCTGATATTTGTAACGAGACCATTAACGACATTCCTAATCTTAACGCAAAAAAGGCAACCTTTCTAAATTATCAAGGCGAACAAAAGGTTAATCCCGGAGAAGAAGAACGATACGAAATACAAGGTTCAGATGCAGTTCCAATTAAAACTAGAGAAGCATTGATGCAAATTATTTGGAACGGAGTTAATGATTATTATAACCATTATAATTTTGATTGGCATAAAAGTTGGAATGGATTTACGGTTCCAAAGTATAATATCTATAACGAGTCGTCTTTAATGACTGAGCATATTGATCATATACATGCATGCTTCGACGGCGATATAAAAGGAATTCCTACATTAAGTGTAGTAGGATTGCTTAATGATGACTTTGACGGTGGTGATTTTGTAATGTTTACAGATACTAAGATACCACTATCCAAGGGAGACCTACTAATCTTTCCTAGTTTGTTTTTATATCCCCATCGAGTAGATACAATTACTAGAGGAACAAGATATTCTTTTGTTTCTTGGGTTTATTAATTCGTCCATAATATATTTTCATAATTATCTGACCATATAAATACTAGCATGAAAATAGTGTTAGTTACCGGCGGATTTGATCCTATACATTCAGGACATATTTCTTATTTTAAAGCCGCCAAAAATCTTGGTAATCAATTAATAGTGGGCATTAATTCAGATGAGTGGCTACGACGCAAAAAAGGCAGAGAATTTATGCCTTGGCAAGAACGTGCTGCTATCATTGAAGCACTCGGGTGCGTTGATCGTGTAATTAATTTTAACGACGATGACGGAAGTGCTACTGATGCTATACGTAAAACAAGAGAGTTATTTCCAAAAGCAGAAATTATATTTGCCAACGGCGGAGATAGACAAGCAGACAACATTCCAGAACTGTTTGACGACAATACAGGCGAATTAACATTTGTCTACGGTGTAGGCGGAGAAGATAAAAAGAATTCAAGCAGTTGGATCCTAGAAGAATGGAAATCTCCTAAAACTATACGCAATTGGGGTTGGTATAGAGTATTAGATAATCAACCCCATAACGGATTTAAAGTTAAAGAATTAGTAATTGAACCGGGTAAGAGTTTATCAGATCAACGACATTTTAAAAGAAATGAAATGTGGTACGTATTAAAAGGAACTGTTAACATGGTTACCGAATGGGAGGGAAGATCCGAAACTCAAACTTTAAAATCATTAAACAAGGGATATGACATTAAAGTAGGAACTTGGCATAAAGCATCAAATCCTTCCGATAATGAATATTCGCACATTCTAGAAGTTCAGTACGGCGAAGAATGTATAGAAGAGGATATCGAAAGAAGATGAGTAAATGGATTTTTTTAAGTAAAGGAAAAGACGATCCTTACATGAACATGTTTGCTCGAGGCTGTGGCTGTGAACCAGTTGACCCTGATTTATTTGATTATGATTCATCTGAAGATCCTATAGCATTGCGAGGAATATTAAAGAAAAAATTCATGTTTAAATGCTGGTCCGATCAGAGAGATTTCTATTATATGGATACAGGATACTTTGGAAACGAAAGGACACAAAGCAATCCTAATGGCTGGAAGTATTGGCATAGAATAGTTAAAAATAATCTACAACACGGTGACGAAATAATTAAAAGACCTGCTGACAGATTTGAAGCATTTAGAAAAAAGTTTAATCCTTGGAAGAAGGACGGAAGGAAAATATTAATCGCTGCACCCGACGAAAAACCCATGAAGTTCTATGGAATCGAATACGATGATTGGATCAATGAAACAATTACAGAAATTAAAAAACATACCGACAGGCCAGTTGAAGTTAGAAAAAGAAATAAGTTAAGATTAGACAGATTAACCACAGACACATTACAAGATGCATTGGATGATGATGTATTTGCACTCGTAACTTTTAACAGTAATGCAGCAGTAGAGTCTATATTTCATGGCGTTCCAGTATTTGCATTAGCACCTCAATCAGCAGCGGCACCAGTTTCTTTAAAAGATCTATCAAAAATTGAAACTCCATACTATCCGGATAGAGATAAATTATTTGAGTGGGGTTGTCACCTAGCATATGGTCAATTCCATATAAGCGAGTTACAAACAGGTAAAGCCAAAAGGATGTTGGAGGAAAGATGAAAGTATTTGTAGGATACGACACAAGAGAAGATATTGCATATCAAGTATGCAAACACAGTATTATAAGTAAACAGCCAAACGCAGATGTGCGTCCGTTAAAGCAACAAGAACTAAGAGATGCAGGATGGTATACTCGTCCCATTGATAAACTAGGATCTACCGAATTTACATTTACACGTTTTTTAATTCCAGAACTTACAAACTTTGAGGGTTGGGCATTGTTTATGGATTGTGATATGATTCTCACAACAGACATAAAAGAATTGTTTGACCAGGCAGATGACAAGTATGCCGTAATGTGTGTTCAACATGATTACAAAGTACAGGAAGGTTTTAAGATGGATGGACAAAAACAAACTGTGTATCCACGTAAGAATTGGTCAAGCGTAGTATTATGGAACTGTGCCCATCCAAGCAATAAAGTTGTAACTACAGATTTAATTAATAATTCCGAAACAACTGGAAAATATTTACATAGATTTGCTTGGCTTAAAGACGAAGAGATTGGCGAATTAGATCATACATGGAATTATCTAGTAGGTGTATACAACGACATCGAAAAACCCAAACTAATACACTATACCGAAGGCGGACCTTGGTTTGAAAATTATAGAAACGGTGAGTTTTCTCGTTTGTGGAAAGAAGAATTACAGGATATGATGAAGTAATTATGAAGGAATACTCTTTAGAAGAAGCACTGGTAATAGGATCAGGAAATAGACTTACTACTGATACTAATGATACTTCCAAACCCTTGGTTGTAAGAGGAGTTATTAAAAAAGACCATGTGAATAGATGCATCGAAACTGGAAGAGATTTCTATTACATTGATACTGGATATTTGGGAAACTTTCCAAGTAAAGGAAATCCAAGCGGTAAAAAAATATGGCACAGGGTGGTTAAGAACGAAAATCAACACTCAGTTATTAGAAACGTACCAAGCGATCGATGGGAAAAATTAATTAAACAGGATCCTAGATTACAATGGAAGGGCTGGAAAAACTATAACAAAAAAATATTATTAGTAATGCCCAATCCTAAGGCTTGTAAGTATTATAATGTAAATTATGACGAATGGGTTAAAGAAACTGAAAATAAATTAAAAGAATTTAGTAATTTACCTGTGGAAGTTCGAATAAAAGGATCACGCAGTGATCGAAATAATACATATTCGATATACGATGCACTAGATAGTGGGACTGCTATTACTGTGGCATTTAATAGTATAGCAGCATTAGAATCAGTAGCATACGGTGTTCCGGCAATAGTAAGTGTTCCTTGCTGTGCTACACCCATTGCAGAATCCGATATCTCAAAT